TATAACTTCAAACACAACAGTTGATACTCCTACTGTATTCCCTTCACCTTTAGAAGTTGAAAGACCATTTACATTGTTAGCAACTGAAAATGGAGTTATTATTGTTGATGCCGATGCTATTCCAGACAACTCTATTTTCTACGTTGTAGTTCTTGATTATAATAGGATTCAACTTTCGGAAACATACTACAATGCAACTAAGGCATCGCCAACAGTTGTTGACATGATTTCCAATACATTTGGTGCTCTTGCTCCAATCAATCCTCCAGTTGCACTGATAAGAAATCAGACGGTAGACTTTGATTTATCGGATTCTTCACTCTCATACAGAAGAGGATCTACTGATTATCCCGCTTTTGAGTTTAATCTTTATACCGATTCAAACTTTAAAAATAAGTTTTTCTCAAGTGGAACATCCTCTAACTTTGAAGTAACTAGAACAGGAGTAGTTGGAACTTCAGGAGCAAAAGTTTCTGTTCTTGTTTCTGATAATCTTCCAAAGAATCTATATTATAAACTTGATCCAGTTGATACGATCAACACTCCAGAGGATAAACTGCAGATTTTAGTTGATGATGAAAATGTTCCAAACAATAATGCTATTATTGTCACAACAAGTGGATATAGTGGAAATCATAGAATAACTGGAGTAGGAGTAACTTCTATTCAATATAATGTTCTCTTAAAACCAGAAAGAGACAGTTATAATACATCTGAAGCAGTGATGAAATATGACACTGCTTCTAGAAGAGCTATTGGAGCAATCAAAGAACTTTCTGTAAGAAGTGGTGGAAAGGGATATGAACTTCTTCCTGCAATCACAAGCATTGCATCTACTTGGGGAAGAAGTGCAATATTAGAGGCATCTTCGTCAAGTATTGGTAGAATCAAAAGTTATTGTATTAATGATATTGGATTTGATTATCCATCAGACTTCACATTAAGACCAACTGTTGGAGTACCTCAAGTATTAAAACTTGAACCATTAACCTCTATTGAAAAAATTGGTATTACTTCAACTGGAATCGGTTATGCTATTGCACCAAATCTGATTTTCATTGACGGAAACACTGGTAGAGAAGTTGATGTAGATCTAAGTTATAATATTGGTGATTCTTTTGTAACCATTAACAAGAATAGCACAGAAATCTACAATACTGCTCCTGTTATTATTCCAGTTAATAACACTAATGGAGTTGGAATTAGCTCTATCACATATGATAGTGGTAAGAAAAATGTTCAAATCATTCTGAAAACTGTTGGGTATAGTACAGCGACTGCATTCCCATTTGAAGTTGGTGATAGAGTTTATGTAGAAAACGTAAGTGTTGGAGTGGGAAGCACAGGTAAGGGATTCAACTCCGTTAACTATAGATATAAGTTATTCACAATCACAGAAACTGATCCAAACATTGGTGGAGCAAATCCAACTATCACTTATAGTCTTGATGGTGACTTAACTGATGGAAGAGTTCCAGGATCGTTTGATGTTGCCAATTCTTCTGGTAGAGTCATTCCTGAAAAATACTTCCCAATCTTTGCAGTTACTCTTAAAAAGAATACTTTTATTGAGGGTGAAACTGTCATTAGTGGCAATAAAGAAGGTATAGTTGAAAGTTGGAACTTTAGAGGAGATGATCTGAACATTAGAGTTACCTCAGATGATTCCTTTGAGGTTGGAGATACTGTAAGGGGTTTAACTAGCGGATCTGTAGCATCTATTGAAAGAAGTAAGTCTTATGACGCAAGTTATGTTACAAATGCAACTAGTATCGTTGAAAATGGATTCAATAAAGATACTGGTGTTTTAAATCTTGATATTCAGAGATTGCATGATAATGACTACTATCAATATTTCTCATACTCTGTAAAATCGGAGATTGAAATTGAAAGATGGAACAATCCTGTAAGTTCTCTTGATCATACTGCTGGATTTAAAAAGTTTAGCGATCTTCAAGTTGTTTCAGCTGGTGCTACAGATAGTAGCGGCAATACTGGTATTGCTACAGATCAAAATGATGGAGACTTCTTAGGTATTGCTAATATTGATCAACTTATTGATCTTAACTGTGTTAATGATTTTGATTTAGCAACAGAAAATAATATTTTCATTGATGGAAATGTTCGTTCTGATGAGATTATTTTAAAGAGTAGAGATATCCAGGATTATCTGGAGTCGATTGGCAACAGAGTTTTGATGATTGATGACATTAGTGATCAATTTAATGATAGACCAAGACCAACGAGATACTCAGTTATTGATGAGTTCCCACTCACAAGTTTCCGTGCAAGAAAGTATCTTCTTTTCGTTCGTGACAGAAGATTTACAGAAACTAGAGAAAACATCTTTGTTTCGGTTCTTCATGACAATCAGTTTGGTTATCTCAACCAGTATGCTCGGGTTGAAACTGTTGAGGACATGGGTTATTTCGACTTTGATGTTCTCAATGGAAATGGAAGACTTCTTTTCTATCCAGAAAAGTTTAGAGTCAATAACTTTGATATTACTTTTACCGCATACGGATTAAAAGACGGCATTTCTGGGGTTGGTGCAACTGCACTTGGAAATGTTGCCGATGTTAGAACTACATCTGTAGGTATTGAAACTGGTAAAGTGACACCTATTGTTTCTATTGCAAATACCTATAGAGCATCTAAACTCTTAATTGAAATCACAACCGATGATCAGCGTTATGAGTTTGATGAGTTTACTATTATTCATAGCGGAAATGGAACTTGTGGTGATATTGATGCTGTTGAATATGCACAGTTAACCTCGCATTCTCGTGACGATGCTAGTAGCGTAGGTCTTGGTACTTACAGCGTCATTTGTGGTGCTGGAAATACTCTTTCTTATGATGTTGGACTTAGCACCGCACTATTCACAACTTTAACAGGATTTGCTACAGCACCTAATGGTACTGGTATCGGGGATAATGGTGGATTTGCTATTGGACCACACCTAAAAGTTGCTGGAAATACTGGACTTGGAACAGACAAGAGAATCGCTATTACAACTCCACTTGATACTCAAACTCTAGACACTTTTGTTTTAACTGGAGTTGCTGGTGATGATAGCAACGGTGGCGAAGAGCCAATGGATGCTTTTGGAAGAAATGAATCACTCGTACTTAACTATAGTGTTGATGGTGGATCAACATTTATTGGTATTGGGACAATCATCGGTCCAGGTGATGTTTCTGCTCCATTAAGAACTTACACACTTCCTCTTCCAAGTGCTGCTAGAACGTCTTCAACGATATTCCAACTTGAGCAACCAACTTCTGATGGATCACCATTTGATGAGTTTGGTATTACTCACATTGGATTTACAAACTCAGGTATTGTTGCATTCCCACCAACTGGAGACATTGTAGTTAACTTCCATCCATATCCTGGAGTTGCTGCTACTGTTGATATCTTAAGAGTTTCTATCGCTGATACAACGGCAACTGGTATTGGAACTACAACTCTCAATGCTGCAATCATTGATTCTCATTATACATCTATTGCATCAACAGATTCTCCTGTTGCAAATACCATCGCCACTTATGATGCTACTGTTTATAACGGTGGATATTACATTGTAACTGTAGAAGACTTAACCAATGGTTGGTCTCAAGTTTCTGAATTGATGGTTGCAAATAATGAAGAGTTTAATAATATCACCGAATTTGGTGAGATTATTACTATGGTCACTCTTGGCGAGTTTGGTGTTAGAAGATCTGGAAATGAAGTTCAAGTTACTTTTGAACCAAATCCAGATGCTGACATGGAAGTTAGAGTCTTCCAGAATGCAATGCGTTTGGTTGATCCTCTGAATGGAGTTACAAAGATTGATATGAACAATGGCACCGTTGAAACAGGTGCTGCTGAATACTTTGGAACCGAAAATGATATTAAGAGATCATTTGAGTTAACTCATCAAAGTCGCCCAATCTTCAGAAGAGTATTTGATCCAACTTCTGCAGGTATTGTAAGCATCACTGATAATACGATCAGAATCCCACAAAACTTCTTTGTAACTGGCGAAGAGGTCCAATATACTGCAGCAGATAGATTTGCTCAACCATCTCCTATCGGCATTGCAACAACTACCATTGCAGGTGTTTCTACTGACAAACTTCCATCAACTCTTTATATTGTAAAAGTTGATGAGATTAATATCCAAGTGTCAGCAAGTGCTTCTGAAGCACTTGCAGTTCCCCCAACAGTTCTTGATATTACTTCTGTTGGTTTCGGAACAATTCATAGACTTGATGCTAAGAAGCAAAACACTAAAGCATTAGTGACTATTGATAATATGATTCAATCTCCAGTTGCAGGAACTGGAGTTACTGTTGGTCTTGTTACTACTGTTCAACCAACAACAGATAGAATCACTCTCACTGGTATTACTTCTATTTTTGCAGGCGATCTCCTGAAGGTCAATGATGAAATTATGAGAGTTTCAACGGTAGGAGTTGGAACTACTAATGTTCTGATTGTCAATCGACCATGGATGGGAACTGGATTAGGAACCCATCAGGCAGGATCTCAAGTCACTAAGATTGTTGGTAACTACAACATTCTTGATAATCAACTTCATTTTGCTTCTGCTCCATATGGTGCATATCCATTAAGCACAACTAGTGGACCAGTTGATGAAAGAGATTGGACTGGAGTTACTACTCATAGCACATTTAGTGGCAGAGTCTTCACAAGAACTTCTCAAGCAGGAAGTGATCTTGAACCATACACCTACAATACAATCTTTGATGATATTTCTGAAGGATTTAATGGTATTACAACTGCGTTTGTATTGAAATCTGATGGAAATAACGTTACTAATGTTGCAGAAGATAATGGCATTATTCTTATCAGGGACATTTATCAAGGTCCAAGAAGAGCAGATGATGTTGTTGTAATCGGCGGTGATTATGAACTAGTTGAAGGATCTGGCATCACAACAGCAATTTTCCAAGGAGTGGATATCGGAGTTAAGTATGACAATAACACTAATGAAATCCCTCGTGGTGGTCTGATTGTTGCTGTTGGATCAACACAAAGTCGTGGATATCAACCACTGATTGGTGCTGGAGCAACTGCTTTAGTTTCTGCAGGTGGATCGATTACAGCAATTTCCATTGGCAACACTGGTGCTGGATACAGAGAGTGGTATCAAACAGAGGTATTGGTTCGTGCATATAATCCAGTAACGGGAACTTCTTCAACGATTGGTGTTGCAAATGCTTTTGATGGTCATATCATTTCAACAAGATTAGATAATCCTGGAACAGGTTACACAACAACTAATCTACCAATCATAACCATTGATAAACCAGCAGGATACTCAGGTATACCAATGGTATACTCACAAGATTATCCAAACAATAGTGGTGTTGGAACTGGTCTTGTAGTTGATGTTATTGTTGGTCAAGGATCAACTGTTATTGACTTTAATGTAGTTAACTATGGATTTGGGTATCGACAGGGAGATATTCTCACAATCCCAAGAAGTGGTATTGGTAGTATTCCTCATGATAGTGGCATTGGTCACATTGAGTTTACTCTTACAGTCCAGAAAACTTACAAAGATGAGTTTAGTGGATGGTCTCTTGGCAACTTCCAGAGATTTGATGATATTAGCAATCTCTTTAATGGTTTTAGAACGGAGTTCCCTCTACTTCTGAATGGAGTTAGAACATCTATTCGTGCTAAGACTGGTTCTCTACTTGATGTTCAAGCGTCTCTGTTAGTCTTCATTAATGACATTTTACAAGTTCCTGGTGAGGGTTACATATTCAACGGTGGTTCAACAATCACATTTACAGAGGCACCTCTTGGATACAACGCAGATGATCCATACAATGGAGACACTGTTAAGATTATATTCTATAGAGGAACTAAAGACGTTGATGTTGTTCTTGTAGATATTCTTGAAACTATTAAACCTGGTGACACAGTTGAACTTTATGATGATTTCCCTGTATATGATGAAGATCCAAGACTCGTTGTTGATATTACAGCAACTGATACCTTAGAAACTAATGTTTATCCAGGTCCAGGTATATCAACTAACTTGTCATATGAAAGAGCACTTCAGTGGTGCAGACAAACAGAAGACAAAATTATTAATGATCAAAAAGTTGCAAAAGATAGAGAAATCTATAAAGCACTTATTAACCCCGCATCTGCAATACTTCAAGATGTTGGTGTTGGTGATACCACAATCTATGTTGAAAGTGTTAGAACATTCTTTGATAGTGTCAAAGAAAACGCTCCAAACCTCATTAGGAACACTCTTGAAATAATCTCACAAGATTCTGTTTGTGCAGCTGCAGCAACTGCCATTGTTTCTGCTGCTGGAACGATTTCATCTATTGTATTAACAGATCCCATTACTGGAATCGCAACCACAAGTGCAGGTGGATCTGGTTACCTCTCTGCACCAGATGTATCTATTTCTTTACCCATAGGAATAGGAACAACTGGTAAAGCAACTGCAGTTGCAAACATTAGTAATGGTATGGTAACAAGTTTTACTATTACTAATCCTGGATATGGATACACATTTACAAATGTTCCATATGTAATGATATCTCAACCAGATGCTCATAAAGAGAGTTTGGTTGGTAAAGGATATAAAGGCGACTTTGGTATTATTGTTGGTATTGCTACAACAACAATCGTAGGAACAGCAACAACTGGTGTTAAAGGATTGGTTCTTAATCTTGATATTGAAGAAGATTCCTTCTTACGCAATCCAGACTATGTTGGTGCTGCTATAAGTGAAACAACTATTGAAGTAGGTGACTATTTTGCAATCAATAACTCCAACTTAGGTCTTGGAGTAACTGCACTTAGATATGCTGATGGGTCAGTTATTAGTTATGGATCAACTTTCTTTGATGGAATCTATCAAGTTGCTAACGTTGAATATGGATCATCTCTCGCAGGAACTTTGATTGAAGAAACTCGTTATGTAACAATCGATTATGAAATCTTTGATAGTCCTGTTGTTGTTGGTCCAAATGATCCAGATGGAACTGTAATCACTGGAAGCCCATATACATTCTCTATTACTGAAACTATAGATAGCCCAGTAGAGATTGAAGCAACTTCAACTGCAAGAATCTTGAGTGGTGTAACCCTTACAATTGATGATATTTCAAGAACTTCTCTTATTATTAATGATGCTGCAAGGGCGATCGTAGGAGAATCTGCTCCATCTAGAATCACAGTTCGTGTGGAAGATTATAATGGAGTTCAAACCCAATATCATCCAGGAAGTTATAATGGAAGATTCTATGGAGATTATAGTTGGGGTAAGATTGACATCCCAACAAGATCTTCAACAAGAAACTTTGTTGGGTATTCAACTGAAGGATATGTTGGACTTTCATCTTCACCATTTGTAAGAAGAAAGAATCCACTTAAGACCATCAACTATCTTTGATAAATAAGTAAAAAACCGTAAGAAATGGCTGCCATTATAACTGATCAACTGAGGATTTTGAATGCTAAGAACTTTGTTTCTTTAGCATCTTCAGATAAAAACTCATATTATTCCTTTGTTGGTTTACCAAATCCAACGGAGTTGTATTCTGATTGGGATACAACTCCTCCTGCACCAAAGGATGCTTTTGATCAGGAGAACTCTTATTGGGATACAATGATTGCTCTCAAAAAGATTGTTCCTGGCGATGTCAGACAGGTTATAAGAAAAATTGAGTGGACATCTGGAACTACTTATGACATGTATCGTCATGATATTACAAGAGATAATCCATCAAAACCATCTCAAGCACTGAGCATATATTCTGCAAACTATTATGTTGTAAACAGTGATTTCAGAGTTTATATTTGTTTGCAAAATGGAACCGATCCAGAGAATCCAAATGGAAGACCATCTCTTGACGAGCCAACATTCACTGATTTAGAACCAAGAGCAGCAGGTTCTAGTGGTGATGGATATGTTTGGAAATATCTGTATACTATCAAACCAAGCGATATTGCAAAGTTTGATACTATCAATTTTATGCCAGTCCCTAAGGATTGGGATACTGAAACCTCTACAGATGCTTGTGGAAATAATGTAGCATCAGTAAGAGAAAACGCAGCAACTAGCGGGCAGATCAAAATTTGTACGATTACAAACCGTGGAGTTGGTATCGGAACTGCAAACACAACATATACTAAGGTTCCCATTCGTGGTGATGGTAATGGCGCAGAATGCACCATTGTTGTAAATAATGATTCAAAAGTTGAATCAGTTACTGTTTCAAATGGTGGTTCTGGATATTCTTATGGAACAGTTGATACTGTTGCTGGAGGTTTGCCAACTGGAACATCTGCTCCATCGTTCGATGTTATTATTCCTCCTCAAGGAGGACATGGAGCAGACATCTATAGAGAACTTGGTGCATTCAGAGTATTAGTATACTCTAGAATCGAAAATGATACTCAAGATCCAGATTTTATTACAGGAAATCAAATTTCTAGAATAGGACTGGTTGAAAACCCATATGCATATGGAACCTCTTCAGTATTAACTAAATCAAAAGCAAGTGCTGTTGGCGCTATTAGACTTGGCATTGGGTATAGCACAGCAACATATCCTGCAGATTCTGTAATCTATCAGACTATTGGTACAGGTTCAACTGCTGTTGCTAGAGTTGTTTCATACGATAAAACAACTGGAGTGTTAAAATATTGGCAGGATAGAACGTTAGTAGGGTTTAATACAGATACTTCAGATCTACTTGAGTTTACAAAGAATACCACACCAAGATATGGTTATGATTTAAAGGAGTTTACAGCAACTCCTTCTAGTGGAGGTAATCTTCAGATTATTAGAGCTGGAGATTCTTCTGGAGTTGGAATAGATACTGTTTTTACAGGTTCTACCATCTCACTAAATAGTAAGACATACAACTTAGGTCAGGAATTTACCAGTGGATTGGCAAATCCAGAAGTTGCAAAACATACTGGCAACATTCTTTATGTTGATCACAGACCTGCGATTACAAGATCTCAAAATCAAAGAGAAGACATAAAAATAGTATTGCAATTCTAACGCATTATGCCACAGGAACTCAATCTTAACGTATCGCCATACTTTGACGATTTCAATAAAGACAAGGACTACTATAAAGTCCTATTTAAGCCTGGGTATCCTGTTCAGGCGAGAGAACTGACTGGCTTACAGTCAATCTTGCAGAACCAGATAGAACAGTTTGGTAATCACATTTTTAAGGAAGGATCAGTAGTTATTCCTGGTCAAATCAGTTATATTGATAACTATTATGCTGTAGAAATACAGTCAGAATATCTTGGTATTAATGTTTTAGCATATCTTAACTCTCTGGTAGGTAAAACTATTAGAGGAGAAAATACTGGAGTTCGTGCATCTGTTGTTGCAGTTTTAAGTTCAACTAACTCTGAAAGAGGAAATAATACACTTTATGTAAACTTCCTTGATTCTGATTATCTTACTGGTAGTTATCAAGCATTTGCAGATGATGAAGTTCTTCTGATTGAGGAAGGTCTGTTTGGTGCTAATGAGATTGCTGCAGGAAAATCTGTTATTGTTCAACCTGGTTCTGGATTTGCTGTAACTATTCCACTGAATGCAAACTCAGTTGGATCTGCAGTTTACTTGAATGAAGGAGTTTATTTTTTAAGAGGTTATTTTGTAAATGTCCCAGAGCAAACACTGATTCTTGATCAGTACGGAAACAATCCAAGTTACAGAGTTGGTCTGGAAGTAACCGAAGAGATTATAGACTCGGATGAGGATGAAACTTTAGTAGATAATGCTAAAGGATTCTCTAACTACGCTGCACCTGGTGCAGACAGACTTAAAATTACAGCAGATTTAGTAAAAGTTGATATCGGGCAAAATGATGTAGAAAACTTTGTTGAACTTCTTGAAATCAGAAATGGTATTTTAAGAAGCGTTGTTCAAAATCCAGAATACAATGTACTCAATGATGAGTTAGCAAAGAGAACATATAATGAGTCTGGAGATTACTACATTACTCAACCAACAGTCATTTCCAAAGAAACTCTCAATGATTTAAAAGGAAATGGTGGTATTTTTAATGCAGCAGAAGCAACATATAATAACAATACTCCAAGTGAAAACTTAGGAACATATCAAATATCTCCAACAAAAGCAGTTGTAAAAGGATATCCTGTAGAAACAATAAGCACAACTTTTGTAGATTTCCCCAAACCAAGAACTACAAAGTCTGTTTCTGCTCAAAATATTAGCTATGTAACTGGACCAACATATACTCTTAACAGAGTTTATGGATCTCCAACTATTGGGGTTGGGACTGATTTTGTTGTTCATTTGATGGAATCCCGTAAGGGAGTTTCTGGTATTGCATCTGCTGGTAAAGAGATTGGTCTTGCTAGAGTTTATGACTTTGCTTTAGAAAGCGGATCATATGATACAACAACTCCAGATCTTAATGAATATGATATTGCATTGTATGATATTCAAACATATACAGAAATTACATTAAATCAGGCAATCACACTTTCAGTTCCAACACAAGTTAGAGGAAAATCTAGTGGTGCAACTGGATTTTTAAGATATGATGTTTCTGATAGCAAACTTCTTACTCTCTATAATGTAAGAGGAAAGTTTAGAGATGGAGAATCATTTATATTTGACGGTGTTGATAATACAAGAATCTCTGTTGCAACAACTGCATATGGGACAGAACAAGTAAAATCTATTTTTGCAACTGTTGGTGCAGCAGGAACCTTTAATGCTGATGTAAAACAGTCTGTACTGGCAAATGTAGGATTTGTTAGTATTACTGCAGCGTCTGGTGGAGTTAGCACTGTAACATCAACTGATTTTAACTTTGTTGGAATCGCAACTTCTGGAAGCACTGTTTCCTTTACAAATGCAGGGTTATCCACAGTAACTTTTGCTAGAGTTGATAGGGTTTCTAAAAACTCCCTGTCTATCGTTGGAGTTACAACTGTTATTGGTATTTGTGATGGTGCTCTTCCTGGAGTAACAATCAGTCCTAGCGACTTTAAGATTCTTTCTTCTTCTTTCCAGTCATCAACAGACAATACTTTATATACAGTATTACCCAAGAAAAATATTTCTAAGGTAGATATTGATAACTCCACTTTGATTATCAAGAGAAAGTTTGCAGTTGTTGTTACAAATAATGAAACTAACACTATTCAAGCAGGTTCTAACGAATCATTCTTACCATTTGATGAAGAAAGATATCTCTTTATGAGAGATGATGGAAGTGTTGAAGAGTTAACTGCTGATAAGTTTACATTTAACAACACAAATACAACGTTAAAGATTGAAGGATTAGCAAACACAAATGGAACCGCATCTTTAATCGCTACTCTTTCTAAGTCTGTTGTTACTGCTAAACAGAAGATTAGGAAGAAAGTAAATATTCTCAATATAAATTTATCTGCAAACTCTGCCTCTGGAGTTGGAACAACTACATTTAATGATGGTCTCACATATGGAACATATCCATATGGAACAAGGGTTCAAGACAAGGAGATTTGTTTATTAAAATCTGATGTTACCAAGTTATGGGGTGTTTTTGAGTCAGATGATATTGAAAATGCAGACTTACCAAATATCAATTTGACTCTTATCAGTGGTGTAAATGCAAAAACAACAGATCTTCTGATTGGAGAAGAGTTTGAAGGACAAACAAGTGGTGCAGTTGGATTGTATTGTGAGAAGATATCGGATTCAAAAATTGGTTATATTCTTTTGAACCAAGAACTTTTCCAAGAGGGAGAAACACTCAGATTTAAAGAAACTGGTGTAACCGCAACAGCTGAGATTGTAAGTAGAGGTGATAATAACATCACTTCAAACTATGTTCTTGATAATGGTCAAAGATCTACAATCTATGACTATGGAAGAATCGTAAGAAAAGATCTTAAGGCACAACCATCAAGAAAACTTAAAGTCGTTTTTGAAACTGCAGATTTTGCATCTTCCGACACTGGAGATATTATTACTGCAAATAGTTACAGTGACTTTGAGTATGGTAATATTCCTAGAGTCAATGGTATTTCCAATGCAGACATTCTTGACATTAGACCAAGAGTTACTGCTGTTGGCGTTGTAACGACTGGAGATTTGTCTCCTTTTGAGTTTAGAGGAAGAACAGTAAATGCAACAGGAAACTCTGTTCCCAACATTCTTGCTCCAGACGAACAGATTAGAGTTGGATATTCTTATTATCTTCCTAGAGTTGATAGAATATTCTTAACTAAAGATGGTGTTTTCCAACTTAACGTAGGCACTCCCGCAGATAATCCACAGTTACCCAATGCCATTGACAATGCTATTGAGGTAGCAAGAGCAACTTTACCTGCATATCTTTACAATATTGATGACGTTGATATTGATCTCTTTGAATATAAGAGATATAAAATGTCCGATATCAATAAACTTGATAAGAGACTTAGCAATCTTGAACTTTTTACTGCATTATCTCTTTTAGAGGTTGATACTGCAAATCTTCCTATTAAGGATAGAAACGGTCTTATCAGATTTAAATCTGGATTCTTTGTTGATGACTTCTCTTCAACCAAAGCACAAAGAAAGGAAACAATTGTTAAAAACAGTATTGATATTGTAAACAGTGAACTCAGACCTGCGCCTTATACAACAGAGATTGATCTTCTTCTTGGAAGCACTTCAACGATTGGTATTAATGGACCAGCTGATCCATTTGTAGATACTGAGTTTGTTTCAGATTTACTTGGAACTGGAGTAAAGAAAACTGGAAGATTAGTAACGCTAGATTATACTGAAGTTGCTGAGATTGAGCAACCATACGCCACCAGACAAGAAAAAGTTTCTCCTCTTCGCACTTCATACTATGGTGGAAGTATTGAGTTAACTCCTTCATCTGATGTTTGGGTTGATCAAACGACGGTAAATGCAAGAAACAATGAATATCTCAGTAACTATACCGAGTCACCAGAACAACTTGGTGTAACTGATAAAGATAAGCAAACTGGATTCAACCCAGTTGTTTGGGGATCATGGGATACTTTCTGGTCTGGACTAGATGATGGATATTCTGCATCGGTTCTTCAAAATTATGATGTTATCAATGATTACATTCAAACATATAACAAGACTGGTACAACTTCTGTTCAAAATGCACGTAGGATTCTGAAAAATCTGTTTGGTGATAATGCAAGTTCACAGATTGTTCCATATTTACGTTCTAGGAATATTGAGTTTGTTGCCAGAAGAATGAAACCATTTACAAGAGTATATGGTGTCTTTGAAGGTCAAAATATTCAAAAGTATATTGTACCTAAACTTCTTGAGATTGAAATGATTTCTGGATCTTTCCAGGTTGGAGAGACTGTAGTTGGATTGTTTGGTAGTAAGTTTGATGTAAATATTCCTTCTATTAAGTTTAGAGTTGCTCAACAAAATCACAAGTTTGGTCCATATAATGCACCAACACAGATCTTTGGAGCAAATCCATATTCTAGAGAATCTGTGATTCCTGCAGCATACTCAGCAACATCAACTATACTTAATATCGATACATTTAGTCTTTCACAACAAGCTCAAGGATCTTTCTTTGGATGGGTAACTACTAACATGACTCTCAGGGGTCAAACAAGTGGTGCTGAGGCAGTTATTACAGACGTAAAACTTCTCACAGATCAAAAGGGCGCAGTGATTGGATCACTGTTTATTCCTGATCCTAGTGTAACTTCTAACCCTGCATTTGAAAGTGGCGTAAAAACGTTCAAACTTACTAGTAGTAGAGTTCTTTCACAAACATCGGGAGTTCCTCTCACAAGTGCAGAAGAAAAGTTCTATTCTGTTGGACTCTTGAATAATACTCAAGAAAACATTACATCTATTAGACCTGTTAGAACAGAAACTCAAAATCTTGTTGATTTTGTTGTTAGAAAGAGTGGCAACTCTTCAGTTGTTTCTTCAACTACTCTTGGAAACGGTAGTCCATCTGCTATCCCACTTACTTCTGGAGCAACAACTCCAACAGCAGGATTACAAGGAACTCAAGGAGTAACTGGTGCTCAAACTAACCAGTTTGTTTCTGGTATCCAAGGAACTACAACTTCGATTGGATCTATAGTTCCAACTGCTTCACCAAATGCACCATCTTCAGTTGCTCCTGGGGCATCTGATATTGCAACTGAGTTCTTTAATGTCACAACATCTCCAACGACAACTTCTACAAGTTTGACACCTACTACCACTGAAACAGTTGAAGTTAGCACAACATTTGTTGCTACTCCAGATATATCTCAAACACTTGGATCTACATCTAACGGTAGTTACTAAATAAGTTAGATAGACCGAAACTACCCAGTGATATCTAAGAAATGAAACTTATAGATCCTTTAGCCCAGTCTTTTTATGTAGAGCCAGATAGTGGCATTTTTGTAACTTCTGTTGATTTATATTTTTCTGCAAAAGACACATCCCTTCCAGTTACTATTCAACTGAGACCAATGTCTCAAGGATTACCTTCTAAAGAGGTATATCCTTTTGGGGAAGTTATACTTGAACCAGGGCAAATCAATACTTCTACTGATGCAAGTATTGCAACCAAAGTCACTTTCCCTGCTCCAGTTTATCTTTCTGGGCAAGAGTTTCATTCAATATGCGTTTTATCAAATTCTAACAACTATAGAGTTTGGACTTCCAGACTTGGAGAAGTTGATATATCACTGAGTTCTGGTGAAGAAGCAAGAGAAGTATTTGTTACTCAAAGTCCACTATCGGGAAATCTGTTCAAAGCACAAAACGGATCAACCTGGTTCCCAAGTCAATATGAAGATTTAAAGTTTACTCTTCGTAGAGCAGAGTTTGCTAATAACGGAAACATCAACTTCTACAACCCAGAACTAAGTGAGGGTAATGAAGAGGTTGCAACTCTTATTAAGGATCCTCTCATTACAAACTCCAGAAAGATTAGAGTTGGTTTAGGAACAACAGTTTCTGGTTTGTATGATTCAGATTTACAAGTTGGATTAACAATAAGTCAATCAACTACAAATGCAACTGCAACTTTGGTTGGATTTGCTGGATCTGCGACTGGTAACTTAACACTTACAAATGCTGGTATTGGATATTCAACTATTAGTGGTTCTGCAGTTCACACCAACGTTTCTTTAGTTTCTTTAACTGGCGATGGTGAAAGTGCAACAGCAGATATCACAGTTACAAATGGAGTCGCTGTAGCAGCAACTATTGTTAGTGGTGGTAGTGGATATGTTGTTGGAGATGTTCTAACCGTAAGCTCTTTGAGCGATTCAACCATTGGTAGAAATATGCAACTTACCGTTGCAGACACCTATGGAAATAATACACTGATTCTTGATAGAGTTCAGGGAGACTTCTCTATCGGTGCGGGTAATACAATACAATATACCACTTTAGCAGGTGTTACAACGATCGCCACTGGAATAGCAGCAAGTTCTATTTCGGTATCTTCTGATGGTTTGCACATTAAAGTTAATCACAGAAACCATGGAATGTGTACAACTCATGGGTCTGTTATTTTATCGGATATTCTTCCAGACACTGCGCCTGCTAGATTAACCGCAGCATATGAAAAATCATCCACTGTTGCTATTTCTATTGATGGAACTAGTGACTTTGGAGTATTTGAAGGTGTTGGAGTTGGGTCAACAAATCCAGGATATGCGATTATTGGGGATGAAATAATTTCATATCAGAATGTTGTAAATAATCAGTTAACTGGAGTTACTAGAAATATTGATGATACTTTATCATACACATATGCAGTTGGAACAGAAATCCGTAAGTATGAGTTGTCTGGAGTTTCTTTAAGGAGAATCAATAAGGAACATGCTCTGAACAATGTAACTATTTCAGATCCACTTGATTTGGATTTTTATCACGTAAAGATTGATACCTCAGCAAATGGAGTTGATAGAAGCACTGGAACGAATTTCCCTAAACTTTATTTGAATGAAACCAAATCAACAGGTGGAGCAAAGGTAAAAGCAACTCAAAATATCATCTTTGAAATTATTAAACCCGTGGTCCAAACAATGACAGTTAGAGGAACAAATATTAGTTCTTCTATTAGAACAGTCACAGCACATACTGTTGCAGGTGGAGAAACTCCATATCTTGATCAAGGATTTGAATCTATTAGTCTCAAGAAGTCAAACTATTTGACTTCTCCCAGAATGATTGCATCAAAGGTAAATGAAACCAATGACTTAACTTCACTTCCTGGTAATAAATCATTTACCATGAATATGAACATGTCAACATCGGATTCTCGTGTATCTCCCGTTATTGATCTTGACCGAGTAAGTGTTATTTTAACATCTAATAGGATCAATAATCCTATTTCAAACTATGCAACGGATCAAAGAACTTCTACTTTATCTGAAGATCCATCTGCATTTGTTTACGCAACAAAACCAATCGCACTTGAAGTTCCTGCAAATGCGATTAAAGTTCTCTTCTCTGCTTATATCAATCAATCGAGTGATGTTAGAGTTTTCTATGCTATCCAAGAGGAACCCTCGGATGAACCAGTTTACTATCCATTCCCAGGACATGCAAATATTGACTCTGAAGGTGTGATTGATATTTCTAACAGTGATGGATCTGCAGATGTCAATGTTCCTAAGACCGATACAGTAGGGTTTACTCAGGAAGAGTTGATTTACAGAGACTATGAGTTTACTATAGATGAGTTGCCATCATTTAGGTATTTTAGTATTAAAGTTGTTGGATCCTCAACAAATCAAGTATATCCACCAAGACTAAGAGATTTGAGAATCATTGCTCTGGCTTGATATGAGTTACTCTAAAGTAGAAGGATTTAATAACTTCGTAAGGGACGAAAAATCTCTAGCAGTTATTAATACTAACTTCAATGAATACGAAAAATATATGATGGAAAAAGAAAAAAAGAAAAGAGAGCATGAAAGAATCTCTTTAATAGAAAGTGATGTTGCTGATTTGAAAACAGATATTGGAGAAATAAAAAGTCTCTTGCACCAGATTATAACACGGTTATAAAAGGATTATAGATAATATAGGGAGACTGTAAAAATGGCACAACCATCTACAAGACAAGGACTAATAGACTACTGCAAAAGGCAACTGGGATATCCAGTGCTTGAGATTAACGTTGCAGATGAACAAATTGATGATCTTGTTGATGACGCATTGCAGTATTTCCATGAAAGACATTTTGATGGCGTATATCCAACCTTTTTAAAATATCAAATCACTCAAGATGATATTGACAGAGGTAGGGCACCAAATACTAGTTCATCTGGATTAGTTGGTTTAACAACTGATCATTCTGTTGGAGTTACAACACAGTTTGCTTGGAAAGAAAACTCAAACTATCTTTATATTCCAGAGTCTGTTACTGGTGTAACAAGAGTATTCAAATATGATGGAAGTAATAGTATTACAAATAATATGTTTAGTGTTAGATATCAACTATTTTTAAATGATATCTACTATTGGGGTTCTACCGAACTTCTTACATATTCGATGACAAAAACTTATCTCGAAGATCTTGATTTCCTTATATCTACTCAGAAACAGTTTAGATTTAATAAGAGACAAGACAAACTTTTTATTGATATTGATTGGGCATCATTGTCTGTTGGTGATTACTTGGTTATTGATTGCTACAGACTTTTAGATCCCACACAAAACACTCAAGTTTATAATGACTCATTCCTGAAAAAATATTTAACTGCTCTAGTTAAAAAGCAGTGGGGAATGAATATGATGAAATTTACTGGAGTTAAACTACCTGGTGGAGTAGAACTGAATGGTAGACAAATGTATGATGATGCGATTAGAGATTTAGAAGAAATAAAAGAAATGATGTCAAGCACATATGAACTTCCACCTCTCGATATGATCGGTTGATACTATGGCACTTAATCCCTTTTTCCTTCAAGGTTCACGAACTGAACAAGGTCTGGTTCAAGACCTGATCAACGAACAGTTGAGAATGTATGGCGTTGAGTGTTATTATCTGCCAAGATCATTCAATACTGTAAAGAAAATAATGGAGGAAGTAACATCTTCCTCATTTAATAATGCAATACCTATCGAAGCATATGTTGAAAACTATGATGGGTATGAAGGACAGGGAAGTATCATGAGTAAGTTTGGCATCCAACCCATGGATGACCTGACATTAACTATTTCAAAAGAAAGATTTGAGCAGAAAGTTCAACCAGTCATTAAAAATGATCCAGTTGGTATTCTTTCTACTCGTCCAAAAGAAGGCGATCTAGTATATTTTCCTCTTGGAGATAGATTATTTGAGATTAAGTTTGTTGAGCATGAACAACCTTTCTATCAACTTCAAAAAACTTACACATATCAACTGAAATGTGAACTGTTCCGTTACGAAGATGAGGTTATTGATACTGGAGTTCTTGAGATTGATGATAACGTAGCAGAAGAAGGTTATATTCAAAAACTTTCTCTGGTTGGTGTAGGAACTACTGCAGAAGCAATAACTACTCTTGTTAATGGTGCAGTTCAACAAGTCTTTATTAATCAAGATGGTAATGGATACACATTACCTCCTCGTGTTGTAATCGGAAATCCTGTATCTGGTGGTACAACTGCATATGCGGTTGCCATTGCCGCTACAAATGGTGGCGTTGATGAAGTTCAGTTCATCAATCCTGGAGCAGGATACACAAGTAATCCAGTCATATTCTTCTTCCCAACATCTTCTGGTGGTGGATCTGGTGCTGGTGCAACAGTTGGAATCACTTCAAGTGGAGTTGGTATCGTTACTGTTACACAGAAGGGAGCATACTATACTTCTCCACCAACTATTACTTTCAGCGATCCCCCTGCAGGCATTGGAAATACAAGAGCAACTGCTGTTGCTATTATGGGAGGAACTCAAGTTCAAAGTATTCGTATCACAAATGCTGGACGTGGATATACGTCTGCTCCAACTATTACTATTTCTCCACCAGCAACATCTGGTCTTGGAACATATATTTTCAACGAAGAGGTTATTGGAACTGCATCAAGCACGATCGGTAGAATCAAAACTTGGGATCCTGCGACAAGAATCGCAACGGTTGGAATCGTCACAGGATTCTTCTATACGGGAGAAACTATTCAAGGTCTTGAGTCTGGAGCGACCTATAGGTTAGAAGTTCAACAAACAGATAATGTTATTGATGAATACAATCAGAACTTAGATATTGAGACAGAAGCAGACAATATTTTAGACTTTACCGAGAGAAATCCATTCGGAGATGTCTAACTTTGTTAAATAGTTAGTAAATAGAGACATTGTATCATGTTTGAATATTTTTATCACCAGATTTTAAGAAAGACTGTAGTTTCTTTTGGAACACTTTTTAATAACATTTTGATCCGACACACTGATGGTGCTGGTAATGATGTTAGTGTTATGAAAGTTCCATTGGCATATGGTCCTACTGATAAGTTCTTGGCAAGAATTCAACAAGCAGCTGATCTGAACAAACCTGTTCAACTATCTCTGCCAAGAATGTCCTTTGAGTTCACTGGATTAACTTATGATCCAGCAAGAAAGGTTACTACAACTCAAACATTTAAAGCAGTAAGAAATCCTGGAGATAAGACCACAACTAAAAAGGTTTACATGCCAGTTCCTTATAATATGAGATTTGAGTTGTCTATTATGGCAAAGAAAAATGATGATTGTCTCCAAATCATTGAACAGATTCTGCCATATTTTCAACCAGCATACACAATGACAGTTAACTTGATTTCGGATATTGGTGAAAAAAGAGATATTCCAGTTGTTCTTGATGGAATCTCAATGAGGGATGACTATGATGGAGATTTCAATAATAGAAGAGTTTTATATTATACCTTAACATTTACAGCAAAAACTTATCTGTTTGGTCCTGTTGCTACTGCAGCTGGTGTTATCAAGAAAGCAACTATTGATTACATGACTGGTATTGATCCAAGTCAGGCAAGAAGAGAACAACGTTACAGTGTTACTCCTCGTGCTGTTCGTGATTATAACGTAGATCAAACTACTTCAATCACAGAGGATCTAACAAAAACTGAAACTATCATTAATGTAAGTAGTGTCAGCGGTCTCTCAGAAAAAACTTACATCAATATTAATGGTGAGCAAATGCGTATCACCAAAATTGATGGAACTAGTATCATTGTTGAGAGAGCAAAAGATGGCACAGAGGCAATCGAACATCCACTTGGTTCTTATATCAATGTTGTTGATACTGATGACGATCAGTTGATTGAAATAGGAGATGACTTTGGATTTAATGAAACTCTTTCATTCTTCCAGGACTTTAAAGAATATAGTCCATCTCAAGGTGAGGATATCTAATGAAAACTGAAAGTCTAGATCAAGTTTTTAATGTCGCTCCAGCAGAAATTGTGAAGAGTGAAGCAGAAGAACCTGCTGTTATACAAAAACTGAAGGCAGACAAAACCGATATTCAAAAAGACTATGAATATACTCGTGGAAATCTTTACTCTTTGATTGAAAAGGGTCAAGAAGCAATCAATGGTATTCTTGAACTCGCACAAGAAAGTGAAATGCCAAGAGCATATGAAGTTGCAGGTCAGTTGATTAAAAGTGTTTCTGATGCCACAGATAAGTTAATGGATCTTCAAAAGAAACTAAAAGACATTGAGGAAGATAAACCAAAAGGTCCAACAAATGTTACAAATGCACTTTTCGTTGGATCAACTGCAGAATTACAGAAACTATTAAAATCTAAAGACCTAAATAATCAATAAAACCATAAATCATGGCAGCCAGGTCAGTTAATCTCACAGTAGAACAGGGAACTGATTTTACTACAACATTTACCATCAAAAATCCAGATGGGACAGTGTTGCCTTTAACTGGTTACTCTGCCACTGCAAAACTTGGTAAACACCCTTCAGCATCATCAACAACTAGTTTTGGTATAACTCTTACTGCTGCATCTGGAAAAGTTACTTTAACATTAGGTAATACAGTTACAGCAGGTTTAGATCCTGGAAGATATTATTATGATGTCGTTATTCAAAGTTCTGGTGGTAACATAACAAGGGTCATTGAAGGTATGGTTTTAGTCACCGCTGGCTTAGCATCCTAATGGCAGATTACGAGATTACTCTAGATTCTACTTCTCTAGATATTACTCTAGATGCAGATAGTTCTTTAGTTGAGGGTGGCAATCAGTTTGACGCAACTCTATCAGAGACAGAAGTGGCAAACAAGTTTACAGATCTTACAGATGTAAGTATAAATCAAAATAATCTTGATGCGACAAAGACTAACTTCGTTGTCGTTTATGACAACGTTGTTGGAGCATTTAAGTTAGTTGATCCTGATCAGGTTCTTATTGCTGCGGCATCTTCTATTAGTAATGTTGGTTATGTTGGTCTTCCAACAGCGTTTATTTCGCAACTTGACAAAGATCTTGATCAAAAAGTGGATCTTGATGGTGGAAGTTTTTAGTATTTTATCTTACTCATATTATAAAATCGATAAATACTACTAAAAGGTAAAGTATAGAAATGGCAGCTCCAGTTCTACAGTTTAAGAGAGGTCTTTTAGCTGACCTTCCAGCTCTGAGAGCGGGTGAGCCTGGGTTTGCAACTGAT